TGCAAGTATGATCGAGGCTGTAGAGGAAACTAATCCAGCAGTCGAGACTGAAACTAAAGAAGTTGATACAGAGACAGCATCACGTCCTGAGTATGTTCCTGAAAAGTATTGGAATGCTGAACGTGGTGAAACTGATGTTGAGAAACTAAGTAAAGGTTACAATGAAATTGCCAGTGCTTTCGGCAAAAAACACGAAGACTTAACAGCAGAAATTTCTTCAAAGATACAGAAAGATAGTCGTAAAGATGTGCCAAAGACTGCTGAAGAGTATGTGTTTGAGCCAAGTACAGAACTAGTACCAGAAGGTAAAAAATTTAATCTCAATAAAGACAACCCTCAACTAAAAGAGTTTGGTATTTTGGCTCACGATATCGGTCTAAGTCCATCTCAATACAATCAAGTTGTTAATCTTTATGTCGCTAACGAACTTGCAATGATGCCAGATAAAAAAGCAGAAATTGCTAAACTTGGTGAAAATTCTGGCGCTAGAATTGAGCGTGTAGATATGTGGTCAAAAGCAAATCTTTCTGAAAACGCTTACAACGCTGTTGTTGGTCAGTCTATTTCAGGAGAATTTATTATGGCTATGGAAGAGCTAATAGATAAGACTTCCGGTGCTACTCTTGACGGTGGAGATGAAAAACATCAAGGAGCTTTAACATTAGAAGAGCTTCAAACTATGCAAAAAGACCCACGCTACCGTGACCCAAGACATCGTGAAGACGGTTTTGTTAAGCGCGTTGAGGCTGGGTTTACAGCTTTGGCTAGTTAGATGACTGCAATAGAACGAGGAGGAGAAAAATTTTCTGGTATTAATAAGCCAAAAAGAACTCCTAAACACAAAACAAAATCTCATGCGGTTGTGGCTAAAGATGGTGATAAAATTAAATTAATAAGATTCGGACAACAAGGAGTGAGTGGTGCAGGTTCTAGCCCTAAAACTACTAAAGATAAAAATAGAAGAAGTTCGTTTAAAGCTAGACATGCTCAAAACATTTCTAAAGGAAAAATGTCAGCGGCTTATTGGTCAAATAAAGTTAAATGGTAAGGAGAGTAAAATGCCACAAGGTAAAGGAACGTACGGAAAAGTTAAAGGAAGGCCGCCTAAAAAAGGTGTAAAAAAAATTGGTAAGAAGAAACCAGTGCGGCGTGGTTAGTCTTTAACCTCCCTGTGTAAACTTGCACATTTTTATTTTGTGCGTTGACCTGTCGGGCTAGGCAGGTCATTTTTTTATTGTTACCCTCGGCCCGAAGTTTCGGAATGCGGCCCTAGTAAGGATACCCGACCTACGAATCCGACGACACCCGATTTTAATTTTAACTCTTGTGTTCAACGATTTGGAGGAAAGTATGTCTTTTCCTGACATCAATGATTCATTTGTAAAGCAATTTGAATCTGAAGCGCATATGGAATACCAACAAATGGGTTCTAAACTGCGTAACACCATCCGTACTAAAGCTGGTATCGCTGGTGAATCTACTACATTTCAGGTAATTGGAAACGTAGACGTTGGAACTAAAGCCCGAAACGGCAAGGTTCCTCGTTCTGAAGCTTCTCATGCGCCTGTTGAAGTAACTCTACAAGACCGTTATGCATCCGTGATGATAGACGATCTTGACGAGCTTAAAATCCAACATGACGAACGTGGTGTTCAAGCTAAGAATATTGCGGCGGCTATGGGTAAGGATACTGATACTATTATCCTAACAGCTATGGATGCTTCAGCTAACAGCAACAATGTTACTTCTGCAGAAACATTTTCTGCGGCGGCAACAGCAATCGGAGTTATGGAAGATTTTGGTAATGCTTCTATTCCTTTTGATGGCGAGCTTTATGCTTGTGTTTGTTGGGAAGCTTGGGGCGATCTGCTTGATCTTGATGAATTTTCAAATGCAGATTATGTTCAGAGTGAACAGCTTTGGTTTGAAGGCGTTACAGCTAAGAAGTGGTTGGGCTTTAATTGGTTCCCACATGAGAACTTACCTGTTGATGGCTCTAACGATGCTAAGAATTTCTTCTACCATCGTTCCTCAGTCGGTCATGCAATCGGTCAGGATTACTCACAGCGAATAGATTATCTTGCTGAGTATGATTCTAATCAAGTGCTGGCTAAAATGTCGCATGGTGCTGGCCTTATCGATGATACGGGTTGCATTGAGCGTCTTTATAACAGCGCGTGATAAAGGAGTATTTGAACGATGGCTTATAGCGCAGACGGACTTGTCAAAATGTCTTCAGGAGGAGGTGCTAATGTTTATTTTTACCGTTCTCTCGACACGGCGGCAACAATTAACTCAGCGGCTTATTTCAACAGCGCAGTAGATTTTCTGAATGTTGGTGATTTAATAATACAACAGCAAGTTGGTGGCACAGTTGCTGTCCCTACTTCTGTAACTGCTGGAACACTGATGTGGGTTTTGTCTAATACTGGAACAGTGGTTGACGTATCTAACGGTACTGCAATTGTTGTTACTGACTCAGACTAATAACTCCACGCCGGAGTGTGGTGGGGCGAAGGGTTTTTTCTGGTTTCTCCCTAAGTCCCACCTATTCCTGAAAGTATTTAAATGAGTGTAGCGACCACAGACGTTGCAGTTGCCTCAAAAGGATTAGTTCTTATCGGAGCTGATCCTATTGCCGCTTTTGACGGTAGTAGTCGAGGAGCTATTGTTGCTGAACATATTTACGATGAAGCAATAGAAGATATCTTAACAGATACGCCATGGTCTTTTGCTACAACGCAAGGCGACTTATCTCATTTATCTGATACCCCAGAATCAATTTGGTCTGATGCTTGGCAAAAGCCTACTGAAGCTCTTTTGATACGCAGGGTTACTGTTAATGACACTGATATTGATTACGAAGTCTATGCAGACAAGATTTATTGTAACTATGATGAAAACAATATCCTTACAATGAATTATATCTTTAGGGCACTTGAACAAGATTGGCCCCCATATTTTAGGTTTGCGGCAGAATTAAAATTAGCAAGTATTTTTGCTATGTCTGTTGCAGGTAAGCCAGATATGGCAGATACTTTTCAACAAAAAGCAGAGTACGCATTACGTAAAGCGAGAAGTCAAGATGGTCAATCCGATACGACCCACGCTATTACAACTAGCCGTTTTATTATTGCCCGGAGGTAGATTGTGCCTTTAAGAGCAACAACATTCCAAACAAATTTTTCTTCCGGTCAGCTTGATCCCCGTATGATGTCTCGATCAGATGTCGGGGTTTACAATAATTCGGGAGAGAACTTGCTTAATAACTCTCCTTTAGTTCAAGGTGGTGTTCGTCGCCGTCCGGGGACAGATTACCTAGCAACCCTGACAGGCCACACTCGCTTAGAAAAACTAAGGTTTAATGAGACACAGCTTTATATATTTGCATTTTCTAATGCCCAGTTAAAGATATTTAGTAAAGCAGGGGCTTTATTGCAGACACTTACTTCTCAACCGTGGACTGCTACTACCATGTGGGAAATGCGACTTACGTCAGCAGGTGATACAACTATTATTGCCCATGAAGATTTTGCTATGCAAAAGCTCTTGCGTACAGGAGCTAGCTCTTTTACCATTGCCGCTTACGCATTTGAGACTCATAGTTCCGGCTATCCTAGATACCACCCCTTCTATAAATTTGCGAGTTCTGATGTAACACTTGCGGCTAGTGCATCAACTGTAGGTACAGGAAGAACATTAACCGCTTCTAGCGCAGTATTTGTTTCAGCTCATGTAGGATCGATTCTAAGATATAGCGGTAAAGAATGTGATGTGACAGCGTTTGTTGATAGCACGCATCTTACTGTTACTATTAGAGAAGCTTTTTCAGGTACAGCGGCTACTATTGATTGGGATGAAAATGTATTTTCAGCGGCAAATGGTTATGCTAAATCATGTGCGTTCCATGCTCGTAGGCTTTGGTTTGGTGGCTCCAGGGACTTACCGTCTCATTTATTTTCTTCTAAAACAAATGCGTTCTTTAACTTTGATGTTGGTACAGGGATTGATGCAGAAAGTATTCAAGCGCCTCTAGGCTCTGATAGTGTGTCTGAGATCCTCCATCTCCACTCAGGCAGACATTTAATAGTATTTACAGATAGCGGCGTTTACTACGTACAAGAGTCTAATACGACCCCTGTAAGCCCCTCTAACTTCAATCCTCGCTTTACTGTACCCTATGGGTGCGCTCAAGCCACACCGAAACGGTATGACAGCGCTACGCTCTTTGTACAGGATACTGGTAAAGTCGTTAGAGAACTGCTTTGGAATGATTTGCAACAAGCATATGGTGCGGAACCGATTAGTTTAGTATCGAATGATATGATTAACGATGTTCAGGACCAAGATGTTTTCTATGGTAACAGCACTGGACCAGAGCAGTTTAATGTTATTGTTAATGCAGATGGTAGCATGTCTATCTATCATTCTGTTCGATCCGAAAAAATTGCGGCATGGTTTCCTTGGAAAACTACTGGGAATTTTGAAAGTGTTACTGAACTGAATGGTGAAATTTTTGTTTCAGTAAAACGTACTGTTAACAGTTCAGTTGTTTACTATCTTGAGAAGTTTAACTTTTTAAAGACTGTGGATTGCTCTGCAACATTAAGCAACGTCTCTGGAAATATATGGCAGGGGTTATCTCACCTTGTCGCCTCAAGTGTTTCTTGTGTAGACAGCAACATTTATCACGGAGACTTCTCAGTTTCTGGTAGTGGGCGTATTACTCTTAATGAAGCGGGTTCAGCCCCAGTTGCGGGATTAAATTTTACACGGACAATAATTGATATGCCAGCTAACATAGAAGGGCCAAGCGGCAGTAAACGTGGTTCTCAAAAGATGGTTGGTGAAATTATTATTGAAGTTTATGATACAGCTAATTTTGCTGTAAACAATCAGGAGTTCTTAATTCGTCAGGTAGACGATGATCTAAGCACTAGTCCTGCGGCAGTTACAGGTACTTATCAATTCTATGGTGGAGGTTGGTCACGGGATGCCCAAGTTACTATAACTCAGACAGCTCCTTTAAAAGGGACAGTACTTAGTATTTGGAAGGAGATACTAGCATGAGTTGGGATTTAGTAGTACTGGCGGCAAGTGCGGCAAGCGCGGCGGCACAGTACTCAGCAACAACAAGACAAGCAAAAGCTGGTGCACAAGCAAGTAGGATTAAAGCAGAGACAGCACAAACGAATAAAAGTATGGCAGAGCTACAAGCGTTAGACCAAGAGGTAGATCGTATTCAAGAATACAATAGACTTATGTCCTCAAATCTTAACTCTGTTGGTTACGATCCTTATGATAGTCCTTCTTTTCTAGCAATCGAGGGTGAAAGTAGGTCCGAACAGAGAGGGGATATAGATAGGATACGTCTTTTAGGAAAGCATAAAGCAGATAATTTTAAAAATACTTCAGATTTAGCTAAGATTGAAGGTGATGCATTTAGGTCTATGGGTAGAACAGCATGGCTTCAGCCAGCAGGAACAATGATGATGGGCGCATATCAAGCGCATAAAATTACTGTACCTAAAAAGAAAAATACCACAAAGGAGACAGCATAATGGCTATTAAACCATATGCAAGCAAAGTAACTGTACAGCCTGTTAGCTCCGTTAATACCGCAGGTATTATAAAAGCAGGACAAATTGGTGCTCAAAGCATGTTAGGTGCGGCTAGAGTTATGAGCACTATAGGAAATATGGCCTATAAGAAAGGAGCCGAAGTAGCTACTAAAGAAGGAGAGGAACGTGCCGCTGAAGTAGAATTATTACGGGACGAAAGCGGTCAAACTATTTCACCAGATGATCTGCCTGAAAGTGATCGGATCTACGATCAGGTTTACAGGGCAACTGTTTTAAATAAGTATAAAAATGATATAACACTTGATGTCTCAAAGAAATTACAACAACTAGCAATAGACAATCAATTTGAGCCTGAAGTTTTTGAAGCTCAAGCTAGCGAGTATTTGAAAGCAACTACTGATGTTGTTGACCCTTCTGTAAGAATAGCTGTTGCTAAAGCTGGAGGTGAGAGGAAACGACAGCACTACGCATCTTTAACTAATAAACATCAAAGCAGAACAAACCGTCAGTTTGTTGATAGTTCAAATACCATAATCTCTCAATTGGATTCTGAAGCAAAGAATGGGATTATAACGGATCAAGAAGGAACAGAAGCTCAAAAAGAAACGGTGGATAGACTTGTAGATACTATAAAGAAACTCAGGCCACACATAGGATCTGACAATGTAAAATCGCGACTAGAGTCTTTATCCCGCCAACACAAAGGAATGCGGATGTTTGTTGGGTTCAGAGATCTTGATGATGTTGAAAGAAGTGAAGTGATACGTGATCTTGTATCTGGAACAGGAGAATTATTTAATAAAAAATCGAAAAGGTACAGTGAATTTCTTACAGAAATGCCAAAAAGGGAAAAAGATAATCTTATTAAT